CATATCTAATAGCATTATCAATATCATCGTATTCTAAATCATCCCACAATTCATCTACTTTAATAATATATTTTAATGATTTAATATTATTTTGAATTAAAAACTTATTGGTTTCCCCTTTAACCATTTTTTCAAATTCAACAGATCTATCGTCAATGTTTCTTGGAATGAAAAGTTTCTTTTTTTCTTCTCTTAATATTTTTTTAATAATATCTTTCATATTAAAAATCTAAATTGATTTGATATATTGTTGAGTTTTGTCTTGATTTAATTACTGGTGTAGCCAATTTAGCAATACCAACTAAATCTTTATCATCACTATAAATACCCACTTCACTTATATATGGAGTTCCTGTAAATACATTAAATGTTGGATTTACCGACCTATTAAACATAGTTTCATCAACAACACATAATAAATTAGTTTGATATACCGTAGCTCCAATATCAGTTGATACATTACCAAATAAAAACTCTTCATCACCTAATTGTAAAGACGATGTTGTTGTATTACCTGACATATAATTAACAATATTAAACTGGGAACCATACGTTAAAGCCGACCAACTTAATCTTATTTTACTACTATTCAAATTAGAACCTAAGATTGGGAAACCAACTGTTTGATTTCTTACAGATGATGTTATATCATATATTGTCCAACCTGAAGGATTATATGTATCACCACTTATTGTTTTCTTTAATAACACGTAAAATCTATCAGCCGTATATCCAGTCCAATTACTGAAATTAGATAAAAACCCAAATCCACCATTAGGGAAAGATAAATAGATGTCTGTTTGTTCATTTTTACTTGGGGTAATTGTTGAATAATTTAAACAAGGTAAAGCCGTTGTAAACCCTGTTGAAGATCCTAACATATAACTCACCCACAATTGTTCAGTTGTTGCCGTTAATATTCCACGAGTGTCTACACCGCATGGATCCACAATACTTTCAGTTAATGTAGGTGTTGGTAGTGTCCAACTTCTATTTGATTTATAAGATAAAGCCGCATTTATTTCTTTATCTTCCATAATAGCAACTTTCAAATCAGGAAATACCTTACCAACACTATAACCATCAATTGTATCAACTAAATCATAATATCTTAAAGAAAAATCACTATTAACTGTTCTTCCTGTAAAACCTGTGGTATTACCAGTCGGTAAATTAAATAACCCTAATGGAGTTGATATATTAAAGAAATCATTATCTAAAAACGTATATGATAAAGTATTGTTATCCAATATAATTTGTCTTGTATCATTAACCAATGAAATAACACCATTAGCGGTTTGAGCTGAATTTAATAAATTAAATCCAACATTTATTGATCTCCTTAAACCAGTTCCACCAGGTTTTGTTATATTTAGTAATGTGAATTCATTATCAATTGCCGTTGACCCCGTGAACGTTGTAATAATTACTCTATCACCAGGATTAAATGGAACTGAATCTGTCATATCAAATATTGACACATTCCCTCTACCATCACCATAGTTTCCTGTTGTTACACCACTAAATGAATAATTCTTTCTACTATATAGATTATATCCAGTGGCGTTAGTTATACCACTCCAACTTAAAACAACACTAGTGTTTTCAGCACCTGTATTATATCCAATACCAAACGTTGTTTTATCAAATAAATAACCATCCTTCTTATAATAAAACTTCTTAGTTGTTAAAGTTTCACCCCTATCAGTAAGTGCTGAAACATAAAATGTATACCCACTTAACATTTTAGCGACACCAATATCCGTATATCCTGTTAATTGTAAATTAGGTGTATTAATCTCAGGTATGTTTGTTTCAATTTCGTTTGTAAAATACTTATCTTCCGTATTAGCAGTAAATGTATGCCCAATCACGTTACTTCTATGATACATAAGTGTTGGGAAACTAAACTTAGTTTTAGTTATAAACTCACCATATTCATTACCAACCGAATTATTCGTATAATGAATAATACCCATATTTTCAAGGCTATTTGGGTAGTTATTTAATAAACTTAAAGAACCTTTATAAACATCTGTTTTGTATGGACCATAACCTGTATTATAACCCATAGGGTTTTTATTCCAAACAACGGATAAGTTCCAAACAGGAACATCATATTGACTTAATGTACAAGTTCCCGATAGATTTAAATTACCACTATCCCAATAAGCCGTTGGAGTGTTTAACCCATAATAATTTGTAATAGAGTCTCCACTTGGGTAAACAAATATCCTAACCCTTGTATTAGGGAATGTATTTAATTTAGGTAATAACCTATCTAAAGACATAGTGAAATTAGTCCCCATTGTTCCTGTTACACCTGTAATTCTATACCATAAATAAGGTACTGGGGTTGTAACTGATGTTTCACCACTAAAACTAATTAATATTAAATCATTTCTAACAGGAATATAAGCATTTCCTGTTGTTGCAGTTGTTGCTGATATAGTTAAAGTATTATTAAACTCCCTACTATTAGCATTTAATATTTGCTTATATAAACTAATTGCATTAAATGAAGAACCAGTAAAAAAACCTCTATTTTTAGCAGTGTTTGTTATGATATTTTTATCCACATATTGATAATCAATGTTTTTAAAAAAGTTAGTAGGATCCGATTCATTAGGTATTAAAGGATATTTTATATCCGGATTATTATCTTTTGGTTTAAGTATATTAAGACCTGATGGTGTTGGGTAATTATAATTTATTTCGCTATCACCTAAAGCAAAAAACGTATAATTTAAAGTACCTGACGCTAATTTATATCTACCAACATCTGTAATCTTAATGTTCAAGATTGGATTATTATTTTTAATAATATATGACATATCAATAAATATTAAGTTAATGGAAAAAATTTTATGTTTTTTAGTTTAACCTCATTACTACTTTTAAGTGAGAAGTTAACCCAAGTATTATCTTTAGTGTCACCAGAAAAATCAATTATTTCAGAATATTTTCCATTCTCACTAAATAAGTTTATTCTTTTATTATTTTTATGAAAATCACAACTAAAATCAACCCCATCAAGGTTGAATTGAATGATGTTTTTAGTATTACCTGTTAACGCATAAGTTGTAATCGTATTATAATCAATCTCATTAAGAGTTATATTGTTTACATTTATAGCGTTAGATAAAGATGAATTGTATAATGTTACAACTCCAGATGTTAAATTAACAGTGAAGGTAGTTGTTATATTATATGGAATACTACCATCACAAATATATTCATATATTTTAGTTGAAAATATATCAGGACCATCAAACATTTGAAAATCCACACAACTTAACGATCCAAAATCAACTATTATTTCATAATCACTCACCGCCAAACCAGTTATACTACTACTATCAGTATATGAATTACCAGCATCTAAAACTATACCACCAACACTAAATGTATTAGCAGTATATGGAATATTTTGAACGTAAGCCCCTTCACCTATATCTAATTTAACTAAAACATTACCAAATAATGTAGTGGCAGTTGTAGTTGTTAAACCAGTATAATTCGGTAATCCATTAATCGTAAATGATTGTTTATTAAAATCAGCATATGAAAAATTATTATTAGTGATTGTAAAACCACTAAAACCTGCGAAATTAGTTGATCCTGATAAGTATAAGTTATATTTATATCCTATATTATTAAAGTTAAAATCAACACCAAAACCTAAACCAGCAGTACCTCTATCAAAAAAACCATTTTTCCTTTCAATAAAATTGTTTGAGTAGTCAAACGAATCTAAAACTATATTATAAAATCTAGGCCACGAACTTAATGTTAATGTAGAACCACTATAATTAAAAACATTAGGGTAATGATTTGGGTTTAAAATATACCCATTAGAACTTTTATCTTTTCTTATATCACCACTTAAAAATATATCCATGCTTATAAATTATTAACAACATTATTAGATGTAAATACACTACTCTCATCAATACCTCTTTTATATACATATTTCTGAGTTTGAAACTTTGTATTTACTATCTTTTCACCTACAAATGATATAGTTGTAGCAGGGACAAATTGTTTAACTATATTTGACCAATAATCACCAATACTATCCAAATACTTTAATATATGAACATATCTAAAACCTGTAGTACCTGTAGCATTTAAATATTCTTCATACACTTTATATAAAGTAGGATATTCTGATATACCTTTTCTATTTCTTACATTTATTAATCTAGAATAAACATCATCTAAGAAATGTTGTAATCCCTGTGGAGTGTCATTTAACCATTGACTAAACCAAGTGTTACCTGATAATGTTACATAATAATAGTTATATACATCATTTTCAATCGGTTTACTTAATTTTAAATTCAAATCAATAAACTTATTATTCATTATTAACCTCTCATCATTTGTCTCATAATTAGCATAACTCTCATCGGTATATTCTGATCTAACAACATCTGTTACACCAGACACAAACCAAACTTTCTTATTGTCTATCTCTTGTGTTATTTCATACCCATAATTTAACCCAGGAAACTTTTCAAAGTATTGTTGGTATGTTGGCATTTGATAATAAAAAGTATCGGTATTATTCAATATAAAGGGATAACCTTCAGTATCAACAGGTATTGTACTTGTATCAATTATTGTACCTGTTTGTACTTCAGTTAAACTAATAACTGACTCTAACTCAGCAATACTAATCTTACCATCAGCTAAATACACATATTCATTCATTTCATATAAACTTTCAGGTGCTCCAATATATTCTAAAATAAAAGCTAAAGCCTTTCTCGTCCCTTTTGATTTAAACAAATAAGCCGAATTTAAAAATAATCGTCTCCAAAACTCTATATCTAATTCATATGGGGTTTTATTTTTAGTATTAGTAAGAACTTGTGTTGTATTAGAACCAAACACATTTGTTAATAAATCATTAGACCCATATATTGTATCAGCTTTCCAACCAATAGTTTCCGCTAAGTTTTTTATTAAATTATCAGCAGCATTATTTTTTTTATCATATGTAACAGTATTAGCAAAAGCCAAACCATCAATATATTTTTTTATTTCATCAAAACTTCTACCATAAACCTGTAACATTTTTTGTATTTTTTGATCAGGTGTGTCAAAATCTACGATACTATCAGAAACATAAAATCTAGCAATTAAATTGGATTTAATTTCATCAATATCGTTACCAATATCTACTAATGTAGTTATGTATTGTTCTAAATAATTTAAATTAATATTTGGATTATAACCATAAAAATAGGTTTCCCAAGTTATAGATGTGGTGTCATCCACCAATGTATCATCTATATATCTACGATAATTAAATGTTGCCGTATATAATGGTGTTGAATCCCTATTTAATAGAAATTGTTGTATTTCATCAAATTGTTTAAACGCATTTTCTCTCTCCAAATAGTTTGGTTTAATTAAAAAATTAGCTGTTGATGCTGAAAATATATTACCATTTACACTTATAGTTAAATAAGTATCATCTGTCGTTAAACTCACTAATGGGTTTTCTTGGTTATTATATTCTAATATAAACTTATCATAATATTTAATAAGATTTCTTAATGTTCCGCCAGTAGCACTAGTATCTAATAACCCATCACTAGTTAAAGTAATATTATATGGGTTATAGATAAAACCTATAGGTATTTGAAATTGTGTGATGTTTGTTGATGAATTATATGTTAAACTATATAACGCTTGGTTGTAATAAATACCTGCCGGAAAATCAGTAATAATACCATTTACAGCGGATCTTAATCTTTCAGCCAATGATCCATAATTAGCATAATTTGTAATGTCCGAATAATTAAAGTTTATAAAAATATTTAGATTGGTGTTAAATCCGTTTGTTTGGTAATTAAATACCGTAGGATACCCTGCCATAGGTAAGATACCTTGTGATGTTTCTAAATTAGTTGTCACACTAAAATCACCAAAGCTGAATAATGGAGTTCCTTTAGTAGAAGCAAATTGCAAACCCACTAAATTATCCGACCAAGTATCCGCACCATTTCTAAATTGTCTAGTCGCCATTATCCTATTATATTAACTCTACTATCATTAAAATCTATATTATCCCTTAATCTTCTAATCTCATAATTAGAATCGGTAAGAGTTACTTTTTGTTCATATAAATCGTATTGTTTATATATGTTACCGTCAAAGTCGTATATTGTATATACACCATCATCCACATTCTTTACTTGTTCACCATACAACATATAGGCCAATGTTTCTACATCATATTCAACCAAATCAACTTCAATGTTTACTGGGTTGAAAAATGAATTAGTTAATTTAACCGTTTGGTTTGGCTGTCCAATAAAAGGAATTGCGTTAGGTCTAACACTTGGTGCTGCTGTTGGTGTTAAAGTACAAAATAATAAGTTACCACTATCACTATATCTATATCTAATAGATTTTTGACTACTATCTGTTAAGTTTTGACTTATTGGTTCACATAAAAATGAAGATGTAATTACTTTAAAATAGTTTTGTAATAAACTACCATCTGAATTAATATATTCAACTTTATATCCAACTAAACCATTATTTATGAACTTATTTGTATATTCAGCTGGTGCTTGTGTAATATCAAATACCAAACCTTTAACATCAGGTGATGAACTTAATACACCACAATCCAATATTCTAGTTCTTATTTCAGCAGGTCTAATATATATATTATATATACCTTTTTGATTAAAATTTGCCGATGGTAATGTAAGATTATACATACCACCTAATATTTCATTAGTATTACCACCTGTATCTGCCGTATTAAAAACAGGGGCTATTATATCAATTGCATTTAACTTAGTAATTGTAGGTGCCCCAATAAAATCCCTTGTTGGGATATATATTGAAAACACTTCCATATCTGAAGGACTCGCATTTGATGGTTTAGTTGTACCAAAAACACTCATACAAATATTTTATTATTTAATTTATTTTCAAAATTTTCATTATATCTAATTCTAATTAATTTTACATTATTAGAATCACAATAATTATCTTTTATTTTATCATTTTTTAGTCTTTTCTTAAACCCTTCTTCACCCCCAAAAAATACTAAAGGGTTAAAATGTTGCTTACCATCATATTCTATACATAAATTATATTCCGGTAAAAAAAAATCAAATGATAAAGGTAGAATATTTTTACAATCAGGGAACTTAAATTGTTGGGTATATTTAATATTTCTATCGTCTAACCATTGTTTAATTTTAAACTCACCTTTAGATATATTACATAAAGGACAACCATGACCCTTTAAATGGACAGATAATATTTGTTCAAATACACCATGTTTGTTACAAACTATTTTAATTTTTTTTCTATTATTAACACTAACTAATAGTGAGTAATCGTAAATATTATTATGAACAGTATTTGCAATTTTCTTAATTTCATCAACACTTCTAACCCTTGAATCTGATAATTTTTTTCTATTACATATTTTACAACCACAACCTTTTAAAAAATTATATGGGTTAGTATTGAATATACCATTACATTTATTACATTTTATTTTTATCAATTCTCTATTGTTTTTATATTCAACAAAATCATAATTAAATCTGTCACCCCCATAAATTTTAACACATTCATTTATAAATGTGTTATTATCTTTTTTAATGTTATTGTTTACACATATCGGACACTTACTACCAGATAAATGATTGTAGTATAGTTGTTCAAAAACACCGTGTTTTTTACAGATTATTTTTAATTTTGTTTTTTGATTAATATAATCAACTAAACTATAATCAAATTCATCTCTATGAATTTTTTTAAAGTTCTCAATAACATCATCAGTTGTCGGTTTATGTTTTTTAACCGTTCCAAAAGTACTCATATCTTATAAATATTGATTTAATTATTTTTCTTGCTCTTTTTTTACTTTAAAGAAATTATTATCATACACACTTATATCATCAACCGTATTTATATCACAAAATCTAAATAATGGTTCAAATACATTATTATCACCCCTTAAAATAAAGGCGTAATTATTTATTTTAGGTTTTTCAACAATACCTACCAATATATCCCTTTTAGTTATAGCAGTAAAAGTTAAATCATTTACACCTAAGCCATTAGGTGTGTATTGATAAAATGTTGTTACACCAGTAGTTGCCGAATATTCATAAAAATATAAATCAGTATTACCTGATTGTTTAATAATATATAATACAGAACCATCAACCTGATTTGTTTTACTTATAACCTGTTTACCTGCCGATACTGAACCAACATTTACAGTTTTTCCAGTTCCATATGTAATAAACTCAAATAAAGTACTTTCAGTTAAACCTTGTGTTGTTGTCCCTGTTACTTGTTTAGCGTAATAATCAATTGTATTAGGTAGTGTTGATGTTCCTAATGTGGTATAATTACTATCCACAGTATATGACGTATTAAAAAGAGTTGTTTTATAAATATTTACACTACTACTACCTGAGATGTATAAATCATACCTAAAACCAGGATAAGTCCAATTTAAACCAATATTTGGACCCAAACCTGAAGACCCTCTATCATATCTCAATATTTCATTACGCTTTAAAAAGTTATTATTACTATCAAAAGCATCTAAATAAAAATTAAAATATCTACTACTAAATGACGATGATGACCCTAAATTAATAGCGGTTAAATAATTACCAATATGAACAGTTTGACAAGTTTTTGTAAAACCAGCACTATTTCTGGCGGTTAAACATACTGTATATGCGGTAGGAACACTTGAATATAAAATTGGTGGATTTTCGGTAGATGCTGTTAGTACATTTTGCACATCCCAAAAGTAAGAAAATGTGGGTGCTGTAGATGTGTTTACAATACTAACCGCAGTTGTTCCACTTGGATACGCAACAAAGTTTATATCACCCAACAATTGTTTAATATCCCAAGCAACATTATCATATACACCAATTTCTCTGGTATCTACATTCAACATAAAAGGTATTTGTATAATACCATTACTAATATTTAGTGTATTACCCCTAACCGGTAGTTGTAAACTACTAAATTGATTTGTACTTATTTTTATCTCTATCTTTTCCATTATAAAGTGTTTGGTAGTGGGAAATTAGTTGATGGTTGATTTGTAACCCTTATATCCGTTATAATTTTTTCATACATAGGTATTACCGTAGTCCCACTAACACTAGGATTTATATCAAAAGATAAGGTGTTTGGGTTGTATAACCTAATACCATATGTTTTTGTTGATGAACTAAGGTTTAATTTTATAAATGTGTAATTATCGGTAAATTGGGTTCTATAAAAAATCGTACCATCTTTATTTGGGTTTAATATATCACTTGTCGTAGATCCTGATTTTGTAACCATTTGAATGGATTTACCTGTTTTTGGATTATAAAAGGCGACTTGTAAATAAATTTCAGTTAAATCAGTATTTTTAGGTAAATAAATATTATTACCTAAAGTTTTATTATACCTATCCAAATTGAGGTTTGGTTTTCTTATTGAATCATAGGTAACACCTTTCGGTATTGAATAAAAATTAGCGAAATTAGGAAATATACTTAACACAGATGAGTAATTTATAGCGTTGTACCCAACCAGATTAAAATTTGTTTCTTGCGTTTCAGCGGTAAATATTAATTTATTATAATAAAACTGATCATATCCTGTTGTAGTTGATTTAGCGTTAATTAATATCCTATCTACTTGTTTTCTATTAGAAATATTATTACTATTAAAATAAGTAAATATAAATTGAGCATTACTGATGGCTTGATTTGTAATGGGTTGTAAATTAACCTCACGTATTGCTTTAAAATTATCACCACCAACATTTATAGTCCAACCATTACCATTGTTAGTACCAATAATTTGATTTTCCACAGGTGAAAGGTTAGTATTATCTCTGAGTGTATTCGCATAAGAATTAATAAAATACCCACTACCTGAATTAAAAACATTTTGTTTAGAGTAAGGATAAAAAGGATTGTTTTCACCAACGCTTTCATCCCCACAACAAAAGAAATTAAATTGGTAATTTAAATCATTACCTTCATATTGATATAAATCAACTTCAAAATCTACAACAGGGTTTATATTTCCCAAACCTTCACTTTCAACCCAAGTCCTAATTAAATCCCCTTTATCATCAGTAAAGTTTACCGTAAAGGGTATATTTAACGTTTTCGTTTGTTCAGTATTTCTTATCTCCATTTTTAACAAATATCTATATCATTTATTGATTGTAAAGTACCTAAACCACCACTACTAAAATTATAATTCGGGTTATAACTTAAACTTTTAATGTTACCATTTGTCGGATTCCAATACCTACTTCTAAACGGTAAGATAATATCATTATATACGTAATGTCTACCATTTAAAAATGGAAAATTAGTACCATTATCAGAATCATCAATTTCACCATTAGGTATTAATTCCCTCCACTCCCATAAATTATTAGTGTCATTGAATACAGCCCAACTTTCTTTATCTTCAATATTTGGACTACTATAAATTGTATTAGTGAAATATTTTAGTTTTATTGGGTGTAATAAATCAGTTTTAGTATACGTTGATGTAGTAGCACTAAATAAAGTTGAGCCGCTATAACCATATTTATCTTTTAATTTAAATAAATAACTAGGTATTTGTAGTACATATGTACTCAACTCTCTTTCATTATATTCAACAATATCACCAAATATAGTATCACCAATATTAATATTGTCAGATATAGATATCTTAGTTTCATCAGTACCTAAATAGTAAACCGCAAAATGTTCAAATAATAAATCACTTTTCTTAACTTTATAATCATTACCATAATATTGTAATGTTTCTAACGGAACCGCACTATCTATCGGAGTATTTGAAAATGTTGCATTGTCTATTGTTGCATATAACCCACCTTGTTCATAATTAACGATGTTTGCGGTTATTAAACTATCAGTAGCTCCTGTTCTAAATAAAACTGAACTACCTATAGGGAAATTACTTAAATCGTTATCTATGTATATCATAGAATAATTAGGTAATATATAACTTTTAGCCACCTTAGAACCAAAAACATTAGATAATAAAGGTTTAACACCCATAAAACTTATAATATTATTTGGATGATTATTACCGATAGGTTTTTTAGTATACTGACTAAATAATGAAAATAACCTATCTTTATCATAATTAAAATCATCACCTTTCCTATATATGATAGATTCAGTTAATGACGATAAACCTAAAGATATTGTTTCAAAATCAGTAAACTGAATATGTTCACCAATATTTAAATTATCCAAACATTTAAAAACCGAAACATCGTCACTTAAAAAAATATCATTATTTGTTAAACTACCATTACGGTAAGTATTTGTTAACCCAGACGTCATCAAACCTAAACCATACTCAGGTGTATTATGTAGTGATGTTCCGGTGATAAAAAAATTAACATTATTAACTAATAACTCATCAGATATAAACCCATTCCTACCTTCATAAAATTCATCATAAAAAGAATTCTTTATTTTAGTTATAGTGTGATTAGTTGTCATTAATGTGTTTTTCTTCTTAAAAAAGAAAGATATGTCAGTTACAGGATTACCATTTTCATCTAATAAATTACTCAAATCAACTTCACCTTTATTAGTTAAAAAATAATTATTATTACCAAAACCATTTTTACTTAAAGGTGTGGTTAAAGTATAGTTATCACTATTTTCAATAACCCTATATTTCCTAATATAGTATTGAGATAAACTACCATTATCTGTTGGATTTATGAACCTTTTGAATTGTATATATTGTCCAGTAAATCCACTTAATTTAACCGTAAATAATTTAGATGTATTACCGTTATTATTACTACCCACACTAACTATTGGAAACACACCAATATCTTTTATAGTTGTTCCTGACACTGTTTTTACCGATATGTAATCACCCACAGATAAATTATGATCAAAATAGGAATTAAACACGTTATTGGTAGATGCACTTATTTCAAATGACGTAAGTGTAGAATTGTATTTCGCAGGTATCCCATCACTAACTTTAAACGTATTAGTAATACCACTTTCTATAATATTTAAATTAATATTATTTTCCCTATCATAAGAATACATAGAATACATATCCCAATTAACAATATTCTCATTAACATACTCTAAATGTTGTTTAGAAAGGACTACAGAATCATAATAATCATCATACGATAATAATTTTTGTGTTCTGTATTGATAGGGTTCTTTTTGAACTATTTTATAATTAACAATACCCTTAAAAGCATATGTGTTTGTGTAAGCAGATATAATTGTATTTGGTGTAAAAATGTATGGGTTATTTGACGATGGTGAAGATATAAAATTATTACTCCAACCATAATAATCCCTATAACTAACATTCGGAGTTAACAAACCATTACCTGATACAGTTGTTGCACTTAATTCATATGAATCCGGCCATATATTTAACCAACAATATTGCTGATAAGCCCTTATATTTAAACTATCACCTAAAGCCATTGTTTCAGGTAATCCCATAAAACCAGCAACAGAATCATAACCATAGCTCGTTTTTAAAAGCTCACTACTAGTCATAGTATTACCATTCTTAATTGTAACAAAAAAAGAATATGTTTTATATTTAGGTATTTTTACTGACATAGATCCCCTAAATGTTGATAAATTAGTTCTTAACACATTTGATTGTGTGAAATTAGCTTCCGTTGTTCCTGATAAAAAAGCACCTATATTAATCCAACCTGTTGAAGCACTAACAATGATAGGATTACCTGGACTATTGGTGTAATTATCAACATCATATGAACCATCACGTTTAATATCAGTCGGTAAATACCAATAATCAATTAACTCAACTAATCTTTCTGAACCTATTGTTGTTAAAGGTGATATATTATTAACGATTATATCATCATATGGTGCAGTTATACTAAAAATTAAAGATTTGGCAGTGTATTGATTATTATTAGGATCATTATCCACAACATTTGTATTCCCAACAACCTTTATTGGGTCATATAAGAAATCAATATTACTTAAATATTTATCAAACGAACTTAATCCTTGTGCGTTACCATAGAATGAATTAATAAAAGTTCTTAAACCACTCAAACTAATAACACTATATTCTAAATTACTTCCATTAGAACTAGATTCTTCAATTTCCATTTTTATTGTTTCACCAACATTCAATGTAACACCACTTGTAACTATATTATTTGATGTCGGTAAAGTAGATAATGGACTAATGTTACCACTAAAAATTACTTGTGAAAAAACTATTTCAGGGGTAGTTGCATCATTTTTTACAAAATTAATTTTAACAACAAAATCTTCGGCAGATGCACTAATATTCTTTAAATTAATCCTTGTTGTTGACCCAAAAGAATAAGTAGTTAATTCTTGAGCCGTATATCTATAATTAGTAACGTCATAACCACTCGGACTAGAATCTTTTACTATCGTATTAAATGGTATTACTTGACTTGTCGTTAACCCTACATAACTTGTATTGGTAAAAATCCCAACATTAAAATTTCTATTATCATTAGGGTTATTTATTTCTTGTTTATTTATATAATAATTAGTGTTAAACTCCTTATAATAGTTATTTATAAATGGATTGTTTATACCATTACTATAATACATTCCACTAACCCTCAAATAAGTTCTGAATAAATTAGAACCACGTCTTTCGGATGTGAATTGATCATTTGAATTAATGGTGTAGTTATATAAACCTTCAATTGAGTTTTTTTCTTTACTTTGAAGGTTTATTCTTAACTGGTTATCTCTATCCGGAGCCCCAATATATTTTCTATTAGGTATTAATATTTTTTTATTTTCCATTTATTAATTTATTTCGTTATATATGAAGTCCCTTAACTTCCAGAATTGATTACAAAAGAAATAATAATTTGTTACGTTATTATCATACGGATTACGTTTTTGAGAATGTTCAACAATATCAAATATCTCATCAGTTATAGGATATAACATTAAATCCATTTCACTCAATTTAGGAGCATTAACACCACCGTCATTAGTGTCAAAAATATCCTTGAGTGTTTCAATTGGATAAAATGAACTATCATATTTAGTAGCTTCAAATGTAGGTAGATACATATTACCAACAATCAATGGAAATACAGTACCTGTAGGTACTTTGTAGAACTTTATTGATACATTTTCTAAATGACAACTCATTCTTCCGGCTATATTTGTCGTAGTAATTCTAAAATATACAATATCACCATCACGTAAATCAAAATTATAATCAAGCATAAATGTCACACCCCAATAAATCCAAGGCAATCCATTTCCAGCATATTTTTCGAGAGATTTTCCTAATTGAATGTTTTCCCCATTACGATATACATAAATATAAAAAAATATTAAACTAGATTTAGCTACATTAAAACTAGATCTTTCGTTTAAATGCCACATTTTAAAATCCACCCTACCTTTAATTTTAAAAGTACCAGCATTTCCATTATTAACTTTAAAATAACTATTTGTGGTACCACCAAAACCCCAACTACCAATATTATTATTATTGAAATAATCTACAAAATCAAAACCCGAATTAGCACTTCCAGTTCTACCTATAACACCGTTAGGGTATAATCCAGTGTCTAAATTACCCGTCTTTTCAAAATTCGTATCCCAATAATACGGACCATCATCATCTAATGGTAATACATTCGGTCCTAATTTACTTTTAGGTGAATTAATACCCATAGTACTAATAAAAGAAACTAATTCTATATCACCGCTTAATGGTTTTGTCGAGTATAAATTAGGTAATGGTGAATACATACTTCTTAATAAGATATCATTGTATTTTAAATCACTCATACCATTATTTTCAATATTTAATGCTGAGTAATAACCATACTTTGTCCATTGACTTGCTATTGTATATATATTACTACGTCTATTCTCATAATCCCAATTTAACTCCGCACCATTCCTATATCTAGTTCCAGCATTTTGTTCAGGGTATGGATAATATGTCGGATCTAATGAATTATAAAAACCATTAGGAAATGGTGAATGGGGATAATATTGAGCATTATATTTAATATTATACTTAGTAACCGTAGTTAATCCTGTAGATCCGTCCAATCCAATTTGTTCAACTAAATCAGCGCTATTATTTAAATTAAATCCAATTGCCGATGCTCTAGAATATGTTTTACCATCATTCAAATTAACACTAACTTGATTATTAGTATAAATCATTAAACAATAAGGTGTTTTAGTACAAATCCCAGTTGGGTTACTAGTAAAATCATCATTTGTTTTGTACCAATTACCTTCTTCATCTATATTATATCTATCCCATTTACAAGGGATAACAGCGTAAAATGATCCATCAAGAAATACATCAGCGGAAACATCAGGGTTATCAACATCATAACCGTCAAGTAGAAACGAAACCTTACCACCCATATTTTGTTTTGATGTTGCTAACGCCATATTATTAATAACGTATGTTGGTTCTATCGAATCAAAAACACTATAATCAGAATAGAATGAACCTATTATATAATTACAAGGTTGGTATTTATAGTCTAATTTATAGTCGTATCTATTAATACCAATTTCACAAATATCGTTATCACCAAAAAAAGATTTAACTTGTACTTGAGCACCTCTTGATATTAAGGTTCCACTAGAATTAACACTTTTATTGTCATTTGGAGTTTGTTTTTGTATTACAGACACATTATCACCTGTTTGATTTTTTACACTAGATCCACCACCAAAATTACTAAGAGTTGCACCTGTTGCAATAATTGTACTACCACCACCTTCACCACTTCCAGATATATTTCCAACGTTGATGGTTTGACCTTTAGTAGAGCCTGTAACTATTTGTCCCCCATTAGCAGTTTTAGGTGTAAGATTTACTTGTTGATCCGATTTAAAATCACTTTTATTTTTTTGACCTGTAGCTAATTGTTGAGCCGGTGTTGTACTTAACGAACCAGCATCAGTACTATCAAAGTTCATTAATAAATCACCACTACCTAATGGTACACCAACTAAAACATAATCACCATTTTTATTAGTTGATGTAACATATTTAAAATATTTTTTATAGACATATTCTAACGCAGAATTAGCCATAACCTCATCTTCACTTGGAAAACCACCAACAGGATAATGATTTTTATTTACCTTGTATTTAGGTAATAAAGGGTAATCTGAATTAACAATACTATTATAAATGGTACTAATTAATACATTATTTGAATCGGTATCATCTAAAGGTATAATATAACCAATTTTAACGTTCTCCATTGGAAAACTATTACTATCAACAACCCTACCTATAATAACACCCCAATCACTACAAGGATTAGGATAAACATCCGTTCCGTAAATACTTAAAGTTAAGACATCAAGAATATCAAAATCTTGTTCCAGATTTACTTTTAAGTATTGATTTTGATCGGGAAGTATTTTAGTTTTAATTCTATATTTCATTATATATATAAATAAAAGATTTTCAAAAAATATAAATAAATATATTTATTGTTATGGCTAGTATAGGTATATTTTTTCCATTCACAGAAAGTGAAACTGAATTTATTAAACAAACAACTACAACTAATGACGAAATACGTTCATCATTAACACATTTATTATTAACCAATAAAGGTGAAAGGTATTATAAACCAGATTTTGGAACAAATCTTAGAAACTTTATTTTTAATCCAAATGATAATACAACATATGAAGCTATGAGAGAAGAAGTAAAAACTGCGGTTAATAGATATTTCCCACAATTACAAATAACAGATATAATAATAAACGCAAACCCAAATAACGAAAGAAGTGTAGATCTTCAAATTAAATATATAAATAATGCTTCAATATTTGGTAAGCAAGATACAATTAATATAACAATATAATGGCAGAAAGAAAAATATCATACGCAGAACGTGAATTCACAGGTTTAAGAAATGAACTTATTGGTTATGTTCAAACTTATTATCCTGATTTAATTACTAATTTTGGTGATGCTGGTTTATTCTCAGTATTAGTGGATATAAATGCAGCCGTTGCGGATAACTTAAACTTCCATATTGATAGGAGTATTCAAGAAACTTATCTTCAATTCGCACAACAAACTAATTCAATTTATAATATTGCTAGAACCTATGGTTTAAAAATACCAGGAAATAGACCTTCAGTTGCCGTATGTCAATTTAGCATAAATGTCCCTGTTGATGGTGATAAAGAAGATGTTAATTATTTAGGTATACTTAAAGCAGGTACTAAAATTAGTGGTGGTGGTCAAATATTTGAAACAATAAATGATATTGATTTTTCTTCAACAATAAACTCAAATGGCGCCCAAAATAGATTAAAATTACCTATTTTTGATACAAATAATAAAGTAGTTTCATATCAAATTATCAAAACTGAAATAGTTGTTAATGGTGAAACAAGAACACTTAGACAAATTATAAACCCATCTAATGTTAGACCATTTTTTCAAATTATTTTACCTGAAAGAAATGTTCTTTCTGTTAGTTCAATAGTTGTTCAAGATGGAACATCAATTACTACAATACCTGAAGATTCAGTATTTTTTGATGATAATCAAAGATGGTTTGAAGTAGATGCATTAGCCCAACAAAGAGTTTTTATTGAAGATCCTAACCTCCCTGTTGTTGATGGAATTAGACAAGGTAAATGGGTTAAAACAAATAAAAAGTTTATTACTGAATATACACCAGAAAACTTTATGGTTATCACATTTGGTGGATCTGAAACAGATAATGATGCAATAACTCAATTCACTTTAAATGAGTTTAATATTGATTATAATGAACTTACTAATAACCCTGTATTAGGTTTAACACCAAAAGCAAATACAACAGTATTTGTTAAATATAGGGTGGGTGGGGGACAACAGTCAATCCTTAACCCTAACACCCTTACAAGAATTACATCATCTAATTTTTTAGTTAATGGACCTAACTCAACTATTAATACAGCCGTATCTAATTCGTTAAGTGTAACAAATGTTACCTCTTCATTAGGTGGAGCAAATCAACCAACAATAGAAGAAGCTAGAAACTTTATAGGTTTTAATTTTGGAGCTCAGGAAAGATGTGTAACTCTTGAAGATTACGACTCACAAATATTTAAAATGCCAGGTAAGTTCGGAGCACCATCTAAAGTTAGTGTTACCAAAACAGGTAATAAGATAAATGTTAATATTCTAACTACAGATGTGAATGGTAATTTAACAAGTAATATTAATTCAAATATTGCAAATAATATTGCAACTTACTTATCACAATATAGGATGATAAATGATTATGTTGTCGTTCAACCAGCTCAAGTCGTAAATCTTGGATTTGTATTAGATGTTCAATATAATAAACAATACCCACCAACTGATTTATCGTCAGCAATTGTAACAAACATTGCCAATATATTTGATAAATCAACCCTCGCTTTAGGTGATGATGTTTATTTAGGGGTTGTTAAAAATGCAATTATGAATACACCAGGTGTGTTAAACTTAACATCACTTAAAGTATATAATAAAGTGGGTGGTATTTATTCACAAAATACATCAGTTCAAACCGTGGCTTCCGATGGTGAAATACAAATAACAGAAGAGATAATACTTGCCGATGATAATCAAATATTACAAATATTAAATCCCTCTGTTGATATTGTAGTTAGATTGAAATAATTAGTACATCGTTAATATAGTGTCATTAATTTCCTGTTCACTTACTTTAGATAATATTCTTAAAACGTCTTTTTGGGAATCATTAGAAATCATATAACCTTTTTTAGTATATTTAATAACCCTACCAATTAAAGATGCTGGTGCTCTTAATCCTTTATTTATTACTATTTGTTTAGTTTTAATATCATTAAAAAATCTTTCATTATAAACCATTTGTTTTTTGCTAATATCAACACCACACATCACACAAGTAAAATCAAATTGATTTATTATTTCATTAACACCTCCAAATGAATATCTAAATGGATTTATGATTTGATATTTTTTATTTTGAATGGTAAATGTTATGGCATTTATAGTAATATGCTTCCTAACACTTTTTTTTAATCCATAATCTAAATTACTCATATCATTGATAGCTTTTTCATAATCCTTTTCATTTGAAAACCAAATATCAAAGTCATTTATTTTTTCATCTAATATTAAAGATGTTAATGCACCACCAGCAATTATTGCATTATTTTTAGATAATATATTTAAAACATCATTATCTATATGTACGTTACATAAACTATCTATTATTGATGATTTATAATATTCTAAAAACAAATTCATATCAATATTAATAAGATCAAAAATGTTTGAAGAATAACAGTTATCAGACTTATCCCAAATATATACAAGTTTATCATTTGTTAATTGAACGATAAACTTTTTAAATTGACTCTCATATGGTAGTTTTTTAGAAAATACTAAAAAAAACATATCACCATTTTTTATATATCTATCCCATTGATTATTTATTTCAGATGAAATACACCATTTAGTTCCTTTACCATATAAAAACATAGCTTCCATCGTAAAAACATTTTTTACAATAAAATCTTGATTTTCATAAATTACTTTAGAACCATCATTTTTTATTTTTTCTTCTTTCTCTGTTTCAGATTCTAAACTATTAACATAAAAGATAAAATCATTAATTGTTTTAAATGAAAAAATATCTCTAAATTCAACTGGTATTTTATCATTTAATCTCTTATGTTTTTGACACATAAAATTAAATGATGGGTGTAAATCACCACCCTTATACACTACATTTAACCACTTCTTATATTTTAAATCAATATCTAAATTAAGTATATCCATAATTATTTATTATTAAGGTATAAAGTATCATTAACATTATATTCAACAGTGCTAAACACCGTATAAGTTAATGTGTCGTTACAAGTATTATATTTATAATACCCATCTTTTTTTTCTTTTGTTTGTATTATAAAAAATAATACTGTGCTAAATATCAATGTTTTCATATGTAAAATAATAATAAAATACCACCAAAAAAACAAATTATTTTTTTACCCCAACGGTTGTGATAACTTCAGGGTATTTCAATTGACACGCTTCTACATTTTTACCACTATAGTCCGTTTTATTTAACAAATATCTCATAGTATTTAATGCAGAAACTCTTTTGTCGTTTGAATCCACTATAATCCAAGATGATGCCTTGTTTGTTCGTTTAATCATCTTTTCTTTGTATTTTGTAATTTCCTCCCATTTGTTTGTTATAGCAGCATCATTTGGTGAATACTTCCAATACTTTAACGGGCTCATTTGTCTACCTTTAAATCTTTTTTCTTGGGTTTCTTTTGTTATTGATAACCAAAATTTAAATATTATTACACCTGACTTTAATAATCCAGATTCAAACTTATTAACATTTTTCATAAAATCTTTATATTCATCTTCTGTTGAGTATCCCATCACAGGCTCTACAACAGCCCTATTATACCAACTTCTATCAAAAAATGTTATTTTACCTTTTTTAATACACTTTGAATATCTACTAAACCAATCTTTCTTTTCTTCTTCAGTTGGAATACCTAAAGCAACCACATTAAAAAATTTAGGATTCAAATATTCTGTCATTACTTTAATAATTGAACCCTTACCAGCGGAATCCCTACCTTCAAAAACAACAACAAATTTAATATTATTTTTTTTAACCCATTCCTGAACCTTTAATAATTCAATTTGTAATGGTATTTTCTCCTTTATAAACTTCTTTTTACTTATCTTAGATTTTACAACGTCATCTAAACCCATACTATCACAATCGTCTATCACAACTGAATTCTCATCCTTACCTCTTAAATCAATTTTTTCAATCATTTTAATTAAAAAATCCTCAATCAACTTTCGTTTATCACCAGTCTTTAGAATTACCCTATCTAAAGCCCTTATAAAAGTATCATAATCAATATCACTAAAGTTGGGATTTGTGGAAATGCTATCTAATAGACGCTCAATACGCCTATTATAATGTTTCTCTTTTTTAAGTTTTTCCTTTAAATTATCTATGAATTCCATATTTTCCATTTTTTTGGATTTCACAAATATAGGTATTATTTTCATATATATAAAAAAAAATTTAATAAAACCTATCCAAAAACTCTTCTTTTTATCGTAAATAACACATTTACAACAATTAACAAAAAAAAAGGTGGGTTTCCCCACCTTTTTTCTAACCTTTAATTGCTTCTAACATATATTCAGGTAATTCACAGCTTCCACCTGAACAGGCTTGAGCTCCCATAGTATCCATATTAACATATTCGGGTTGTTTAATTGCCGTATTAAAATTAAAATCTCTTTGTTTTAATTCACGATTTATTCTAACCCATTTGTGATATAAATGTAAATCTTTAAGACATAATATCATTTCTTTAATATCCCCC